GTAGAATATTCTTTTAGGTATTTAATCATTCTTTGCTTGTAGAACTCCGCTCTTGCTTTATATCTATTCGCCACGTCAATCATATCTTGCATTGAAGGGTTCTCCGTATTTTCGCCACCCTTCCTTAACAAGCCTTTGTTATAGAACTGATAAGACAAACCCATTGGCAATTCACTAAGTACATAATGCACTAAAGTATCTGCTATGTATTGGTCTAATAAGATAACCTCGTTAGCGTTTAAGTTGTTAGCCGTAATACCTGCTTGTAAACGATTGTATAAAGCACTACCAAGCGCAGGTAAGATGTAAATGTCTTGTGCGGTCTTAATCTCAGGCAATACAAGTTTCTCGTCTACGTTAGCGTGTAAGCCAGACCTGTCTTTGATATTCTGTACGCTTATGAATAATGTGTTTAAGCTCATCTTTATTTTCTTTTAACTATGTTTGAACGCCACTCGTGTCTGCAACTTGGAGAATGTGTATTTGTACCCGGCTTAGTATACCAACCGCCACGTCTATCCCATACAGAATAGCCAAGCCTTGCACTCATCATCTCTATTTCGCTACGGCTATAAAACTTGTTAGCGGTTACTAAGTACTTGCAAAAAGGTCTGCTTGTATCTAAATCGCCATCGTTAAAACCTGCTTTCCACTCGTAAGAATAACGAATTAATATTTGCGAAGTTTGAGGCTTTATAGCTTCAACAATTTCCCCAATAGGAGCAGTAAGTTGCCTTTCAATAATTACATTACTATCAATGCCTTTGCCCTGCTTTATTTCGTTTGACTTAATAAACCCCTTCTCAGTTAAGGTATCAATAACACGCTTAACCACACCAATATCTTCTTTAAGCGTGTCAGCTATTACTTCTGGAGTAATACGCTTATCCTTAACAATTAAGTCCAAGATGTTAGATTGTAATTGTGTTACATCTGCAAACATTTCAAAGTCCTTATCATCGCTAAATCTTGACTTGCTTTTAAATACTTCGTAAGCACTTCTATCTTCTCCGAACTCAAAGAAAACCTGAAAGTCAGCTTCGTTAAATTCTAATTCCTCAGCACCTAACCAAGTAGCTACTTCGTCATCACTTAAAGCATATCCGCCCTTAAGCATTGAACTTGCTTGTTCTCTTGTAATCTTACCCTTATTAAAGTCCCTAATAATGCGCTGCATATTCTGCCACTCACGACCTTTTAACCCTTTAATATGCTCATTCACACTTAAAGGACTTGCTGCCATTGGTTGCTCAGTTTCTGCAACTATTCCGTATTGTGTAGGGTCAATACCAAGCTTCTCTAATATCCACTCTTTTGGTGCTACTTGTAAAATAACGTTTTCGCTAAAGTCAATTCCAATAGGGTCTACCGGTTGAAGCTTTAACTCCTCGGTTACACCTGCATATTGTCCAAGCATATTAAATACACCCTCAATCTGCATTTGCTTATAGCGTACATAAGTGTTATTAAAGATTTCGTAGCTATCTCTAAGTTGTTGTCTATTTCCTAATTGACCTGGTACTGAAATACCAAAAAGTTCTGCAGAGGTAATTTGATGTCCAGAAAATATGTTGGTTTGTATAAGTTCGTCTACTCTCCCAAAATCTTCTTTAGTTAAATCACTCGCACCCAAATCATCGACAATAGGCTTACGAGTTAAATCGTTTACAAACGCAAGTAAATACTTCTTGCCGTCTGCACCCGTATACATATTATCGAACTGCTTACTAACAAGGCGTTTTTCTTCAGGACTTGGTTCTCCGTTTGGTAAGGTAATAAGTTTACTTGCAGAAAACCCTGTTTGAGCATTCCCTAAAACGTGCTTACTTACTTCTACATCACTTTCGATGTAATTTAAAGCGCCGAAATAACCAGGAAGGCTATAAACGTTCATTCCTGGGCGATACTCCTTTACATAAAGTATCTGCACACCTTGTGGGTTAGCAGGGTTAAACGCATTATATATCTCAGCTTGTTCTTGGTTGCGTGTAGCTTTCCAATCTTCTTTGTACCAAAACTGCGTGTTGTCTTTGTTAGTTCTAATCTTTGTATAATCACAATGCCACAACTCAGCAACTTGACCGCCCATAACACTCCAAATAACTTGGATATAAGCACCGCCAAATAGTTCTAAATCTAAAGCAACCTTTTTAGTTAGGTCGTTAAGGGTTTCCTCTCTATTGACTTTCTTAACAATATCTTGCTCCCCTGCCCAACCATTGCCGACAATGTAATTAACCTTGCCACGAATGATAGCGTTATGCTTTGCAGATTTGTTAAATAGGTCTAATAGGTATTGCGGATAGTCATTATTTTGACCATACTGCATATACCCTTCGCCTTTTTTTTCTTTATATTCCGGTTGCTTTGCCTCGGCAAATGTCAATACTTGTATTTCCATTATTGTCTAATTGTGAATGTGCTTGTTGTTTCGTATTCTGTGAATGATATAGTTGTACCTGAAAGCTCCATAATGCCACTTTCGAGCAAGTTTAAGCCTGTCGGGTTTGTGTTGGTAGTACTTGTTTGCTCGTAGATTGAGTAGCTATATTGCCCGTTTAAAGCCGTATTAAAGAAGCTATTAACTACAATAGTGAACTCGTTGTACCTTTCTTTGTATGCGCTTATATCTGTATTGTTAAGCCTTACAAATTTAATCTCAGTATTTGTACTTCTATTCTCGAAAATAAATAGATAGTTAGGACTTGTAAGCGTTTGCTTCTCAGTCAAGGTAAGTATTATATTTTGGGTTTGCCCTTTAGTTAATCTTATCACAACTATAAATATAAACTATCACGATTGTTTGCAAAATAAAAAACCCCCGCCTAATTAAAGACGAGGGCATCTATATACAAAACCAAAACAACCTAAGAACCTGCGGTGGTTAATTGACCTGCCACAGTTGAGTTTACCTCTGGAGCAAGTTGTGGTTCTGCACCTGTAAAGGTAAGAGTGTAACCACTTCTATCTCCGTCAGCCGTACCTGTACCTGCACTACCGCCTGTAAGGTCTAAGCCTCTTGTTTTTCCTAAGTACCAATATTTGCCATTGTTATCTTTGGCAACTGCTACTAAAGTGTTTTGAGCTAACAACAAGATTTCGTTTCTTGTGTTCGCCTGTAATTTGTTTAATACGATAGTTAATTCTGGAGCATAGAAGATAGTTCCGTTTTGTACGTTTGCGTTTACGTTCTCAACTAATTGAGAAGTGCCTTTCACAAGTTCGTACTTGTAGAACTTCTTACCTGAAGCCTTAACAAGTGCGGTAATAACACCACTTGCTTCGGTAGTTGAGGTAACGTCTGCTGCTGCTGCAAAATAAACTTCGGTTATACCGCCTAAACTGTCTTTGCAGTCAAGAGTATAATTTTGAGTTAAAGCACAAGCCATTTGTTAAATATTGTTAGTTTGAAAAAATGGGTAGGTATATTTCAACCTACCCGATAAATTATGCAAGGATAAACTTCACTGCTTCGTCAGGGAATGCAATGTTTACACCCATCTTAAACTCAGATACGAAACGTACTTGGTCAGCTTCTTTAGCATAGAAAATTTCAAACTTTTCTTCTTCGTTAAGTAAGTCAGTTCCTAAGAACATATTGCTTAAACGCATAGCGTAAACTTTGTTAGTTCCGTTAAGACCTGCAACTGCAATAACTTTGATTGTAGTACCCGGTAATACAAATTCGCTATCAGCTTTAACATCAATTTGGTAATTGAAGCTACCGCTATTTTTAAGAGCAACAGTGTAAGTACGGAATAAATCTTGACCACAGAAGATAGTCATATCATCAGCAGCTACAACTTTAGCAGGGATAGCTTGGTAAACACCATCAAAGATAGAGATTACGTTAGCAGCAGTGATAGAAGATAAAGGAGCACCTGAAATAAATGTAGAAGCGTTTGCAGCAACAACACCAGAAGCTGCGCCTATTAATTTTACAAGCCCGTCGAAGCGGTTTAGATTAACATTCACGCTGGTTGTGTCGCCAGTCCATAGCGCAGTTTCTAATTGAGCAGCGATTGTCTTAGCTTTCTTTTCAGAATACTCTTGTTCAAAAGGTACGCTATCGTACATTGAACCTGTTGGTAAAGCTTTTTGTAAATACTTTGCTTCTAAATCTTTAGGACATAAAGCTTCGTTTACTTTAATTTTACCAGGAGTTACAGTACGTTGAGTAAAGGTAGTAGAACCAGAAGCATTAAAGCCACAAGAAGCACCATCTTGGAAGATA